GACATCATAAAGTCTTGCGTGGTTTGACATCATTTTGACATCAGAATATTTTAGAAATACGTTCTATGATGTCATCTTCCATTTTAGGTGTCACATGTGAGTAGGTATCCATTGTTTCTTGAAATGAAGCATGCCCTAGACGTTCTTGTATGGCTTTCATATTGGCTCCATTTTCAATGAGTAGGGTTGCATGGGTATGTCTAGTACCATGCATAGTAAAAGATGGCTTGCCGATTAAATTGGCATACTTCTTACATAACTTGCTGACTTCATCAGGACAACGAGGACCGCCTTTTATACCAGGGAATACAAGGTTATTATTAATCCAGTTCATGGTTTTAATTCTACGCTTGTCTATGACTGTTTTATGCTTCATAATCTCCTGGAGCGTTTCCGTATCAATGGCGATTATCCGTTTTGAGGATGTGGTCTTAGTTGTATTAGATATAACTGCAGTAGATCCGATTTTGATGGCTGTTTGTGAAATAGATATAGTTGATTTCTTAAAATCAATATCCGACCATCTTAAACCTAATAATTCAGACCGTCGCATACCTGTTGCAAATGCTAATTTAAATAGTGCATGATGCTCTACGTTAGATATATTGGATAGGAAGTTTTTAACCTCATCTACAGATAACGTTACCATATGCCGAACTTTAACCTGCTTTGGCCTATCTATGTTTTTCATATAGTTCTTAGGGATGATGTCATCTTTTACCGCCTGCTCTAATATGGCGCCTAGAATTGTCATGGTGTAGGATATAGTCCTTGATGATAATCCATCCATTGATTCAAAAACATATCGTAATGTATTAGGTTTAATTTCGGCCAACTTTACGCCGCCGATTTTATCTCTGATATAACGATTGATAATACCAGTATAACTTTGATAGGTGGCAGGGGTTATGGTCTTTTCTTTTAGTTGTAACCATATATTAATCCAGGTGTTTAATGAAATAGTATCATCGAAATTAGCACATGCTTGATTAGTATTTACATATTTCTCCATAGCTTCTATGGCAGCTTTTCTGGTGGTGCCATAAAAGAATTTACGCTTACCGTTGATGGTTTTCGATACTTGGTATCGTCCATCGGCTCGTTTTTTAGCCATAAAAATAACCTCCTTGGCTTAAATTTGGGTATAAGAAATAAGCCTTAGAGGTTTTATGTGGTATAATAATAGTGTTCTTTAATATATACCTCTAAGGTGTGTATTATGGCCCCTATTCTGCTACCAACAGAATAGGGGTCTTTTACCTATAAATTAGAAATATAATTAGACAATCTGATTTCTGCATTAGCTGGAATTAAGGACAGTTGCTTGTATGGACCGTGTAATATTTGCCTTATAGCACTATCTGTTGAATTGTGGGGCCTATATAATGCTCTTTTAAATTCATTGGCTAGTGCATATTTTGTATTAGCATCATTTATTAATGCTAAGAAGCATAAAATAATACCATATAGTCCAGATGCTGAATCACGATCGCTGATTTGATTAGAAATGGTGGAATCATTGAATAAATAAGGAGGAAGTATTTTTTTTAATAATGGAATAGGTAAAGGATATTTAAAGCGTGAGTTAACAAAATTAAGATTGTGTGCTCCAGCATTTCTAAACAAACGAATTCCGTCAAGTGCTGTTATTAATAAATTCGTTTTTTCAGAAATATTTAATGCTTTATGAGGAATCATTAGTTGTACAACATTGGATTTATTTTGTTGATTTAAAAGTTTAAACAAATTAATTGTTGCACCTAGAGAAATATTTTTAAATAATATCCATGGTGGAATATGATTGTGATGTTCAATATAATGCTTTGTTGGTTGATGTGCTGAACGAGGAATAGTGCTGCGAAGAATTTCAAGTTTGACAGAGGCGAAATATAAATTATTATACTTATCTTTATAATGCCTAGAATTCAAATAATCATCTTGATGGACTCCATAATTACATGCAATTACATCAGCTAAACAATATTTTAAAGATGTTTCTACGATTAGACTGTATTTCATACATAAAGATTGTAATTCTTTATCTAATATATAGAAATCTCGCAAATACTCTATTGTTGTACCTGGGCTAAATGTATCATTAGGCATCAACATAGTTTTATAACCATTTACTAAATCATAATACGAATAAGATCGTAATATAGTCTTGGCTATTTCATCGTTTGTGATTGTTAGTCCTCTATCTTTTAGTATTTGGATTAAATCATTTATATCTTTATAGGGCTTATCATAACTCATATATACTCCTTATAATAGAAAAGCCGCCACTCAGAAGAGCAGCGGCTTAGCGACCAATGATTAAACATTGCAATCAGTTCACTACTCATAGTATAGCATATTTTATGAAAATTACAATACATTAAGCATAACAAAAATTCATAATTTTCTATTTGTCAAGGACAAAAAATGACAATTTAGTAACTATTACAATACATGATGATAAAAGTTAATACTCTCTAATTCTTCATCATCGATACTTGTGCGACGAACCATTTGTTCGACAAGGTTCACATGTTCATCTAAGTAAAAATCATCATTAATAATATGCATTAATTCATGTTTAATTTCCTCTCTCATGCGATCATGAGGGAGGTTTTTGTTTATGTAGATGTTATGAGTATCTACATCTTCACATTCCTCTGACACAGCATTGGCATGTGGTAAGTCGCAGTAAATCAAATTTACAACCAACGATAACACTCTCCCTTGTGTGTATTACTTGTGTTTAGATTTTAAGAACTCTATGTATTTGACTGTTTCTTCCATCTCCTCTTTAGACATATCTTTTGCAGCAGAAAAAAGCATGCGTGCCCCTGGACGTGTACGTAGCATTTCAGCGTATTCCGCGGCTTCTTTGTCGAGGTAGTATTGGTCGTTCCTTTTATCCTTTGTTCTAGGTTTATCGTCCGCATCAGCGAAAAATTCAAGTGCGCGCTCACCGAGTTGGTCTTGCTCATCTGGGTCTGTTAATAATTCGTCGAATGACATATTCATCCCCTCCGCTAATTTATTTAGAGTCCTAATGGAAGGAATGATCGGTTTTTTAGTTCTAGAATTTTTATTATTCTCTAGCATTGACAAGTATTGCTTAGTTAGTCCTGTTTTTGTTGATAATTCTTCTAATGTTAAATTATTGTCTTCTCTATATTTTCTTATTGTTTCTCCTAATGACATTGTAGAAGCCCCCTTTCTTGATAAGTAAAGTTTACACGATAAAAATATTTTTGTAAAGTGTGCTTGACAATCGTTTTTAAGTTAAGTATACTTGTGTTGTCAAGCCAGCTTGACTAATGAAATGAAGAAAGGAGGACGTATGAATAGACTCAAAGAATACAGAGTCAATAGAAATATAACCCAAGAAGATCTTTCAAAAAAATCGGGTATTTCTAGGACTACTATTGTTAATATTGAAAACGGGAATCTTAAGTTTATCCGATCTGACACAATGAATGCACTATCAAAAGCTCTTAATGTTCCTGTTTCGACATTATTTTTTTAATCTATAAGTAAAGCGCGCTTTACTTATAGCGAAAGGAGTAAATAATGGAGAGAAGGAGATTATCATGACAGAAAATACAATACTGAATACTGATATGTTTACAAAAATAGTTATTAAAAACGAAGATGACGATACAGTAGTCGCCGTTATTACTGCTGATGATGTTGAACCGGCTCCGCATTATATTGCTGTATTAACTCCTAAGTATAAGTAGCCTTTTAGTGAATGAAAGATGGGAGATAAAAATATGGAGTTTGTCATCGGATATATTGTAGGGCTCGTGTTAACAGGAATTTTGATTATTGTAGTTGCTGGACGTGAGTCTTAAGCCGTTGAGCTTCTTCGCGTAAAAATTCGACGTCTGAGTGATTTTTTACAACAGACATTTTTTCGATAAGGAGTGTGAATTTAATAAATTCTGTAGGATATGCTTTGGCAATTTCAACACGTATTTCGGGCCATAAAGAATAGTCCCATTCTGAAAATGCAGAATAGACGCCAGTCGTCATTATGAATCTTGCACAATTATCAATGCATCGAAGGAACATAAGCAATAACGCTTTATTGTATTTTTTTCGTTCTTTTTTTAGTCTACTAACATTTGTTAAGTGATTCAGATACGCACCTAGTGCAGATGCAAACGACGCAGTAAAAAGGCCTAAGAAAAAATCAGTGTAATTAATCATAATCAATACCTCCCTTTTGAGGTAATTATAACAGAAAGTAGGTAAAAGAATGAATAAACTATGCGTCACAGTTGATGAAGCTGCTGAATTGGCCAGCGTAGCACCTGCTGTCATTCGGCAGTGGGCGGAAGATTTTGATTTCCCATCCATGAAAATTGGACAGCGTGGAGGTAAACGCTTAATTCATTTAGATTCATTTAATGCCTGGTTAGCGAAAAGATGCCAGGCAAGAATAGGAGAGTGAGATATGAATAAGTTAATTATTGTAGTTGCTGTATTAATGGGAGCGCTACTAGAAGGTTCAGATGTTCAAGGATTTGCTATTCCTGATTTAGTAATGGTTTCTATGTTCTTATTAGCAGTAGCAATGCTCGTATATGTAGCCATTTATGGAGGTGATAGATGAAGCGTGTTAATTGTACAAGATGTGGAGTACGTATTATTCCCTATAACTACAACTATATATTTGATGCAGTAAATCGCCGTGCGATTAGGGTGTGCAAGCGATGCCACGATGAACACATCAAAAATAAATGTAAAAAAGCCCGTACTCACGGCAATGAGATACGAGCTATAGTTAAACAACCAATTTAATTGTAACACATAAGGAGGCAATATGCCTGAATTAACATCAAAAAAAATTAAACCTACAATTAATACATTTGATTTTGATTTCTTTTCTGATAACAGAAGACACAGACCTGCAGCTCAAACAGTATCAATAACAATTACTAATAGCTATGTCAAGCTTTCACTCCCTGCCTATAGAAGACTAAGAGGACCTGAGTGTTTAAAGGTTGGTATTGATATTAATAACAAAGTAATTTGTGTAGCGCCTGCATTAGCAACAGAGGCTTATACATTTAAACCAACTGCCCAACAAATTGAACGTAATACAATCTATATAACCAAAAGCAGTAGTGTAATTAAGCAACTAAAAAAATTGGGTATTCCTAAGATTGTAGAAGGTCGATTAGTCGATGGTGAATTATTGTTTAAATTTTAAGGAGAACATATCATGGAAAATCAAAATATCTTAACTATTAAATTCAATACATTGGACGATCTAGCAGTGCAAGTAGCAGATTGGAATGAGCGATTAAATCATCAATGCCAAGGCAAATGTATGTCGGAAAAGCCAATTGTTAAAGTAACGTCAGGCACCAGTCTTGAACTTGCAGAAAGTAAACTCGAGGATACATTCAAGAAAGCAATTCAAAAGAGTAGTAAAAAGATTGCAGAAGGTATAAATCAACTTGAAGCTGAAGGTTGTAAGGTAGAAATCTTAGAAAATGAAGTGCCAGCGCCTGCAGATGATGTTCCTGTAACAGATTTCGAAGGTAAGCCAACAAAAATTAAAAAAGAAGAAAAGGTTGAACCGGCAACAGAATCGGTTGTAGAACCTGCTCCTGCAGAAACACCAACTGAGGAACCAGCTACTATTGAAACACCGGAACAGGATGCAGTATTAGATGTGACTGATGAACCGGTAGATAAAAAAGCATTCTATAAAGAATTCCGTGCATGGATGGGTGAGGACGGCGTAAAAGCAAAAAAAGCACTTGCAATTTTTGGCAAGCACGGTGTTACTCGTCCATCCAGTGACTCATTAACAGATGATCTTATCACTGATTTGAAATCTATCATGGCAGGGGAGGAATAATATGTCTAAGCAACAATTTAAAGCACAAGCTGATATCTGTAAAAAGGCATTGGATACATTACATAAAGCAATTGAACTTGACCCTGTTAATGTCGAGGAATACGAAGCTGGTATCGCGTATACCGAGTGTGTCATGAAAGCATCCAATGCTATTGTAAAGGCTTGTGAAATCGTAGAACCTACTAAAAAGCAAAAGGAAGAGCCTAAAGCGGAGGAAGCTGAAATTAAAAGCAAGAAAGCAAAGACTACGGCTAAAAAGTCTAAGCCTAAAGAAGAACCAAAGCCAGTGATAGAAGTAGAGCCTGCACCTGTTGAAGAGAAGGAAGCAGAAGACCTATTCGCTATGTTTGGTGATTAAAGGGGGTATTCACTGTGGAGATTGTATCCAGTACCTATATTCACAAAATGTTCGATAGCGTAATCCTAGAGGCTCCTTACGGTGCGGAGTATACAACTATCTACCATATCGACTGTGGGTTTACGTTTGGAGGTAGCTGGCAACGTAGATATTCATATCAGAATGGATATGTTACCGGTTCAAAATACTATACCTGTCCAAATTGTCGAGCTTCCTCTAATCCGTATGATCATAAAATTTACTTTTCTATAAACGATGAGAGCGTATACCCTGTATCGACCTATGTTGAGGTTATCAATTACAAGCATTTCCTGGATTTGAAGATTCGATATCAAGCTATCCAGCTTTTCTTTGATGGCAAAAAAAATGACTTAGGGATGTGTACAGAAACATTGCGATTTGACTTCAAAAAGCGTAAGGCGACATTTATTGATAGATTTAGAATCCGTCATGAATTGACTGTTGATTATATTCGTGAGAATGAGATTATGCCGGTATTGAAATTCTTTGGCGATTCATATGTCATGACAGATTTCAACCGGAAAAATTTAAACAAAACATTCAAAGCGTTACGGATTATGTTTGAAAAACGATTGAAGGAAACTTACGGATATGGGACAAAGAATGTATATGTAGCTCCTGGCGCCACTGAAGAAAACGGCTATCATTTTACGATGCTGCTTAATATGATTTTGAAGCTATCGGCACCTGATATGCCTAGTATTGTTAGTTTAATGAGACAGTATGTACATTGGACTAATGCTTACTGCTTATATCGATATACAAATATTCCGTTTGAAGACGATGTATTGGTGGCTACAAGAAAAGGTATGAATTTTCAAGAAGCGCTTAGACAATCATATAATGCCCCCAATAGTAGAGCCTTGCGGAAGTGTATGGTTGATGATCCATTAAGCGTATATATGTCAGATGTATTAAATCTCTTTGACGATGAAAATTGCAGACGCACTATTCTTACACTACAACGAAACTATGAAAGCGCTTGCCCATATACAGGCAAGCTTCATAACGCTAACGATTTTCGTAAGGCGATGAAACTAAATACACCTCACTCTAGGGATATGTGGAAACAACTAATTAAACGCTGTGGTGAACCTAGCATATTGCGATGGCTGCTAGGTGAGGACATTCGTGATGTCGAGGACTGCGTAGATATGTATGCAAAACTTGAGCCCAAATATCAAGAGGGATTATGGAAGAAACGATTCAAGTTGAAGAACTTCCACGACGAAGTAATCAATATCTTCAATAAACAGGAATATGGTGATGTAATATTGCCTGCGCAACCTCAATTACAAGCTGATATGAATGGGATGCACTTTATGGTGCCAAAGACTGCAGCTGATTTAATGACATATGGAAAGCGATTGAAGAACTGTGTAGGTTCATATCGTGACCGTGTCATTCAAGGGCAAGCAGCAATTGTGGTTGTCACGGATGATGACATGAACCCTATTGCATGTTTAGAACTTGCTACTGGGAATAAGGTTAAAAAGGGGCAACCTAAATTTAATCATCTAGTGCAAGCGAAGTTGTTCGCGAATGCCCAACTAAAAAAAGATAATAAAATTCACTCTACTGTGATGAAATGGGCCAATCGTTTAAAAATCGAACCTCATACCATTGATGTGGACGCTAATGTTGTATAGGAGATTACTATGAAACTCACAAAACTAGAATTACTAAATTTTAAAGGCCTAAAGTCATTTACCATAAATCTTAATGGAGATGTTATTATCCGCGGAGATAATGCTACGGGCAAGACGACTGTATTTGACTCTGTATGCTGGCTGTTATTCGGTAAGGATAGCTTAGACAGAGCCGATTTTGAAATTAAAACTATTGAAGCTGGCGAACCTATCCTTAAAGTCAATCATGAAGTCACAGGCACTTTTACATTGGATGAAGGGGGCACTGTTGAATTAAAGCGCGTGTACCGGGAGAAGTACTCATCCCCTCGTGGTGGTAAAGTCACTATGACAGGCCATACGACAGACTACTTTGTCGATGGGGTTCCTAAAAAAGAAAAGGAATATAAGGAGATTGTAAATTCATTAGTTGATGAAAATATTTTCAAATTAATTACTAATCCGTTGTATTTCAACGAAACATACTCCTGGCAGAATCGCCGGAAGCTCCTCCTTGAAATGTGCGGTGATGTAACCGATGAAGATGTTATCGCAGAATACAGCGAACTAAAGGCGCTGACTGATATCTTATCCGGACATAGCGTAGACGATCATCGAAAGGTAGTAGCTGCTAAGAAAACCGCCATCAATAAAGAGTTGGACATGATACCTGTTCGTATTGATGAGGCATTACGAGGGAAACCTGTTATTGAAACGCCTCGAGATGTTCTTGTTCAGGAGATTAGCGTAGCAACTACAACGATAGAAACTCTAGAGGCAGACAAAGCATTATTAGTAAATGGACATGTAGTTGTTGATACTAGAGCGGAGCTTAGAGATGTACAACGTCGATTGATGGCTCGTGAAAGTGAACTGCAGATGGAATATAAAAAACAATCTGCATTAAAGTCGAATGAATACGATATGGTTGTATCTGAACTTAACAATCTATCTTCTAAGGTTGAGAACACAAAGCATCGTCTTGATGCATCCAATAGGGATATTCAACATATCGAGAGCGTTATTAACGAGCTAATGCATCAACGTCAGCAGGTTAATGCGGATGCATTTGTAATGGATATCGATGAGAATTGTCCAACCTGCGGACAAAAACTTCCTGCAGAGCAAATTCAAGCTGCACGTGAAAAAGCTGAAACGAATTTTAACCTTAGAAAATCTAAGCGATTAGAAGAAATCAATCAGTCTATTGAACTGAAGCAACAAGATATTGAGAATATTAAAAAGAGAGATGCCAGCTTAGAGCCTATTGAAACATTAGAGGCCCTTATTAAGGCGAAAGAACTCGTCAAACAAACAATAACTGATGAGATTGGAACGCTAACAGCGCCGGTGCTTGATGATGATTCTATATATGCTGATTTAAAAGCAGAAGAGTTTATGTTGCAGATGAAACTCGATGAATCTAACACTGATCACTCTGAAGAAATTGCAGACATAGACAAACGTATTGCTACAACGAAAGAACACCGCTTTAACCTTGAAACTGAATTGAATAAATACGAAGAGGCTAAACGGATTGATACTCGTATAGCGGAACTAGAAACACAGCAGGCTGAATTAGCAGTGGAAAAATCAAAGTTGGATGAGGCCTCATATCTAATGGATGAGTTCATCAAAGCTAAGGTCAATATGCTAGAAGATGTTATTAACTCGAGATTCAAACTAGCGCGATTCAAGATGTTTAATGTTATGTTGAACGGCAATGTTGAGGAATGTTGCGAAACTACCTATAAGGGAGTTCCGTATCGCAGCATGAATAACGCTGCACGTATAAATGTAGGTCTTGATATCATCAACGCATTAACTAGCTATTTCAAAGTGAACGCTCCGGTGTTCATTGACAATGCGGAAGCGGTGACTGAGTTTGTTCCTGTTAATAGCCAAACCATTAAGCTCATTGTTGATGAATCAGAACCACAACTAGTGGTTAAGGAGGTGTAAGTATGACTGATTTACAAATTTTTAATAACGATAGATTTGGACAAGTTCGGATTGTTCCTGTAGATGGCGAATTAATGTTTGTTGCTAAGGATGTATGTGATTGTTTAGAAATCACAAAGTACCGAGATGCTATCAGCCGACTAGATTCTGATGAAAGGGGGTCGGTTAAACTGGACACCCCTGGAGGAAAACAAGATATTGCTGCTATTAACGAATACGGACTATATAATCTTGTGCTTTCAAGTCGAAAACCTGAAGCCAAAGAATTCAAACGTTGGATTACGCATGATGTAATCCCTGCTATTAGAAAAACCGGTTCTTATTCTATGGTGATTCCGCAGACATTGCCTGAAGCACTTAGAGCATATGCCGATGAGGTAGAATCACATAATGCAACGAAAGCAATTGTAGCACAACAAGAACAGCAGATTGCGGAGTTTAAACCGGTTAAGGATTACGTAGATAAAATTCTATCAAGTAAATCCTGCTTAGCGATTACTCAAATTGCAGCTGACTATGGCCTTAGTGCTCAAGAGTTAAATAAAATTTTGCATGAAGCCGGTCTACAACGTAAGGTCGGTGATCAATGGATTCTCTATAAACAGCATATGGCGAAAGGTTTTACCAAATCAGAAACCTTTACATTCTGTAGAAGTGATGGTCGCTTAGATTCTAAAATCACGACTAAGTGGACGCAAAAAGGGCGCTTAGAAATTCATAGTATCTTAACTAAATTAAACATACACGCAGTATGTGAAGACGTAGCATAGGAGGCACATAATGGCAAATGAAATAGCAACTAGAAGTAATACTAATTTACCTGGTTTTCAATCTGCAGAAGGATTTGAACTGTTACAACGGCAAGCGAAAATGTTTACACATTCCACGCTAGTTCCTCAACAATTCCAGGGTGAACAGAATATGGGGAATGCGATTATTGCACTGGAGATGGCCACTCGAATGAATGCATCACCTTTAATGGTTATGCAAAACTTATATATCGTATATGGTAATCCCGGCTGGTCATCTAAATTCTTAATTGCAACGTTTAATCAATGCGGCCGTTTTGAAGCTATTAAATATAGACCCACTGGTGAAAAAGGGACAGACTCTCAAGGTATTATTGCTTATACTCGGGAGAAAGGTTCAGATGAAATTATCGCTGGTCCTGAAGTAACCATCGCACTGGCTAAACAAGAAGGCTGGTACGATAAAAAAGGCTCTAAATGGAAAACTATGCCAGATCAAATGTTACGCTATAGAGCTGCAGCATGGTTAATTAGAACTACAGCACCTGAAATTTCAATGGGCTTACAGACTGCAGATGAAATTATCGATGTTGAAGGCAAGGTTGTTGATACTGCAGATGTAGTTGCAGAAACAATAGAAAAGAATGCTAATAGCGAAGTAATCGATATTGAGCCTACTCCTACAAGTGAATTCGTAGATCCTGAAACAGGCGAAGTCGTCCATATGTTTGGTGATTAATTGTGATTAGTATTCAAGCATTCGGTAGTAGCTCAAAAGGGAACTGCTACCGAATCAAAACCTCAACTAATGGGGATGAATTATTACTAGATGCAGGGTTAGCATTTAAAGAGATACAGCGGTATTGTCGGTTTAATTTTGTACATCTATGTGGTGTATTAGTGACTCATCAACATGGAGACCATTGCAAGGCCGTTTCTGACTTATTAAAACTCGGACATCGCGTGTACATGCTAAAAGACACGGCTGAGGCTATCTATGTTGCCGGACATCATAAAGTGGTTTATATAACGCCTAAGATTCAATTTTCTGTTGGTAATTTTACTATCTTACCATTCGAATTAGAGCATGATGTTCCGAATGTTGGGTTTTTAATTTCCGATGGTGAAGAGAAACTCTTATATATTACCGACACCTATTATTGCCGGTACACATTTAAAGATGTGAATCATATCATGGTCGAGTGTAATCATTCATATGAAATCCTAAACCAACGCGTTGACGATGGATGCCTACATGAGAAACGTATGGAACGATTAATTCAATCCCATTTTTCGTTAGAGAATGTTATTAAATTTCTAAAGTCTATGGACCTTACTAAGTGCCAGGACATTCGGCTGCTTCATTTATCCGATGAAAACTCTGATGCCGCTATGTTTAAACAAGCTGTTGAAGCTGCCACCGGCAAATATGTAATCGTAGAACAAGAAAGGAGTCCATTATGATTGTTAAATCGATTCAAATTACAGATAACGATATCAATATCGCCTATCAGAAACCATCTGCTACTGGTCTGACAGATGTCTTTACCATTAAATCTAAAGATGATCCACGACCTGAACTCATGCAAGCTTTCAGCCGACTACAGGCTATTATGAAAAAGAACTTTGAATTCTTGGAAGAGTTTAACATCCCGTTTGTCGTAAGGTCATTCAAGTTTAAATATGGCGTTATCGAGGATGTGGTGGAGAAAGTCAGCGTTGAAGGCATTATACAAGATGCAAACTCTACTGATGAACTGAAATTCAAGACTGATTGGTTGTCGGTAGAGTATGCAGACCGTACATTTGCTATTTCAGTGCAAGACTTAATTGATGAATGTGTAAGGTTTATTGCTGGTAAACGTGCACAAGGGGCCTTATTTGCAGACGAGGAGTAATAGATGGCTAAGGATGTATATTACTTCAGCCACGATGTAAATGCCAGTAATGATCCTAAGATAGTAGCAATGGAATCGCAGTTCGGAGTTATTTCATATGCGTGGTGGTGGAAATTAATTGAAAAGCTAGCTTCATCTGATGACTATAAATTGCCTTTCAAGAAATATACATTCATCGCTCTTGATAAAGAATTAGGAATTCTGAACGAAAACGAACGACCGTTCAACGAAAACGAACGACCGTTCAACGAAAACGAACATAACTTTTTTTGTTCGAACGAGTCGTTTTTGTTCATAAATTCGTTGATTCATGATTTTGAATTGCTTGATTGCGATGACGAGTACTTTTGGTCTCCAAGTTTAATTCGTAGGCAAGAAGAACGTAGAAACAAGTATGAAAAAAAGCAGGAACAGCGTAGGTTGGCGGGCATTAAAAGTGGCGAAGCACGAAGAAAAAAGGAACAAAAACGAACGGTCGTTCAACGAGATTCAACGGTCGTTGAACAAAACGAACAAAAGGAAAGGAAAGAAAAGGAAATTAATAATATAGAGAGAGATACGCGCGCGCGCGAAGATGAAAATCCTCTATCTATGTTTGACGATGATGAAGTAAAAAATAAGCCTATTTACGATTTGTATATGAAATCAATTGGAGTTGTATCACCTGTCATTAAAGACCGGTTAGATGATTTGGTTGAGTCTTATGGGAAGGAACGAGTTATTGTGGCTGTTAATACAACTGCAGAAAATGGCGGTAATAGCATCAAGTATGTTGAAACTGTCACGGCAGGGAATCTAAAGAAGGAGGTGCAAAAAGATTTTGGAGCAAGTAAACATAACGGAAATGCTAGAAACGTTTCTCGAAAAAAGGAAGAAGTCGACTGGCAAGCAGAATACGAGAGAGTCCATGGTAAAGGATGAGTTCTTTTATCCTGTTTATGATAAGCCTGTAGTGATTAAGAGTGATGTCAATGGGGATTATGCTGCTGTTGGTATCCCTCGGCGATACTATGACATGGATTTTGAGTGGTTACGTAAACATGGCAGCTTTCCTAAAGAAAATTCAGAAGCATATGCTGTAGTAAAACATTATGTGGATAACCTAGAGGCAAATCTTAAAAGTGGCAAAGGATTGATTTTAAGGGGCCCTGCTGGCACTGGAAAGACTTCTATAGCAGTTAGTATTCTGAAAGAGGTTCTAGCGCTAAATCGGGGCTGTATGATGATTTCTATGCCTAGTCTATTGGATATTATGCTCACATTATCTAAGGGTGATAGAGTAGCGTTTCTAAACTATGAACAAAAGCTCAGGAATATTCCGCTGTTGCTGTTAGATGATTTTGGAGCGGAGTATTCTAAATCTGATTGGGTGCACACAAAAGTTGAAAGCATTATTATTGGCCGATACCATGATATGAAGCCAGTTATACTGACAACTAATTATAATAACGACCAAACAAAAGACCATTATAGCGAACGAGTGATTGATAGATTACGTGGCAAAGATTATGAAGAGGCTATATTTTGGGGAGACTCGCACCGATGAAGATTATCCTACGTTGTCAGTTTCGATTTAGAAAGAAAACCCATGATAGATTCCCAACACTGAATGAGTACATTGACTGTGAGCGTGGTTCTACTATAGCAGCCGCCGCTATGAAAAAGAAATGCACCGAGCAGGTCAAAGAACAATGTCTATCACAACAGATAGAATCGGTTAAGGGTAAAGTAGACCTGTTATTTGAATGGCACTCATCAACCAGGCATGATCCTGACAATGTAGCGTTCGCTAAGAAATTTATTCTTGATGGTCTACAATTGGCAGGTGTGTTAGAAAATGACAATAGAAAGTTCATAGGAACAATGGCCGATGAAATCATAACGGATACAGAAAATTATGTGATTCTACATCTTTCAGAGCATATGAGTATATTCCTGTAGTAATAAATGCCTCTAGGATTAAAATATTGGCGCCTAGACGGCGTTTTAAAATATTATGCAATAAAAACCATTACGAGTTATTTTTAAACGAACGGAGAGCGAATGAGGAAACGATTAGTATATGTGGCTCATCCTTATGGTGGGAAGAAGAGCAATAAAGAAAAGATAGATACGATTATGAGTGAGTTGGTTTTAAGTGATACAAATCATGATTATGTATCGCCGATTCACAATTACGGATTTATGTATTTAACTGGTGATGATTACCAGAAGGGCTTAGACATATGTTTAGGCCTACTCAATCATTGTGATGTGTTAATATTGTGTCCTGGTTGGGAAAATAGTCGGGGGTGCAATGGTGAGTACGAATATGCTCAAAAGCATGGTAAGGCGATATTCACGTTAGATGAATGGAAAGCCATGAACATAATTTAATTTTTGGTTAGATACTTCTTTTGAAGTTGGTATAAACACAATTCGGACTAAACTACAAATGTAAAAGGGGGAGATGTATTTGAATGAATACGAAATTGAAAAAATCACTAGGTTGGCCACTGAGGTGGCCACAAAAACCTACTATGAATTAGCAAAGAAGGAAAATGCACAGCTAGGTCGTAAACTTCGACACAACACGATCAAGTTATTAAAGCATTACAGTCAGCTACAGTCGTATGTAGACAATGCTATCTCGGATTCGACACAAGCCGAAGATATATGGCTCAATGAACTGTTGATTGATATGTTTGACGATAAAAGCATTGTGAAAGTAAATGCGATTGTTAAATCTAAAGAAAAAACAGCATTGATGATGCGACATGTAAATAACATGCTAGATATCTATGCTGAGAAGTGTAGTACAAAGCAATTTAAGTATTGTGAGTGTATGCGCAGGTATTATATTGATGGAGAAACCTTAGAAGAGATTGCTGAATCATTTCCTGAAAAGCCTGATGTACGGACTATCAAACGTTATATTGCAAGAGGTATTGAAGAGTTATCAGTATTGCTGTGGGGCGTTATTGGACTAAACACTAAGTTAGCCTAAAAATTGTCCCAAAACTGTCCTAGACCTGTCCTTCTTGACAGTTTATAATGATAGTGTGAGTTAATAGGGAAACAAATTAATCTCTCTCGACAAAGTGAATACCTAGAACACTAAAGCAAAAAAGACACTCAGATTTGAGTGTCTTTTTTGCGTATCTATCGTATAATGATGGTAATTAGTGTTTGTAGTATTTAGAGGAGAAATTATGTCAGATTTATTCACGTTTACTGTTGAATATAGTGAAGAATCTCCGCATCCAGAGAAGATTTTTTCATCTATAGCAAAAACTATTGAGGGAATGCAATTTTTGAATGATGAGCTAATAAAATGTTTGGATTTAGAGGCAACGAATTCCTTAACATTGCGTTCTATTGAAAAAGGCTCTATAAAAGTAGTTTTAGGAACTATTATAAAAACTGCTGAAAACTGTGAGTTTACCAAAGAATATGTAGAAAAAGGGAGTGCATTTTTAAGAAATGCTACGTCAGAAGTAATCAAATTAATAGGGCATAATAAACGTCCAACTTCTGAAAATATTAAAGCCGTAGAGGATGAAATACGTAAAGAAGCATTAAAAAGTGGTTTTAACGATTTAGATGCATATTCTGATATTAGTAGAGTTAATCTATTAAAAGGAGTATCTTTAATTAATAGTGGGGTTCAAACATTACCACTAAATAATAAAGTTTACTTTTCATTAGAAAATGAAGATGTTGATTTAACGGGTGGATTTGAGCTCAATGATGAGATTGTTAAGTCACTTACTGATGTGACAGAGGTTAAAGAAAAGCAAATAGTTACATTGATGATTAAAAAGGTAGATTTAATAGGAGAGTCAAAATGGCAATTTAAATATAATTATGCACCTAATAAAACAAAACTAATTAATGCTAAAATAATGGACCAAAAATGGTTGAAAAAGTGGAAAAATAAAGAAATTTCATTGAAACGTGGTGATTCTCTTATTGTAGAAGTTATGTTTGAACAAGGCTTTAATAAGTCTTTAAACAAAATTACTGAGAATATGATAATTACAAAGGTTTTAAACGTTATAAATGAATCAGATTATAAATCAGATACTTTAATGTAAAGGAATGATTTAATATGGAGTGGTTTATAGAATATAAAGATTATTTTATACTAATAGCATCTTTAATAAGCTTTACAACTGCTATATGTGTTTCATTAATTACATTAATTGGGAATATATATAGTAATAGACAAAAGTATAGTAACGATTATGCTCATAAAATTATTGATAGACGATTAGATACTTACGAGTTAATTGAACAAGTTCTAGCAAAGTTAAATCAGTCAAAAAGTACAAATGATCATAAACGAATATTTGTATTTTTGGAAAAGGTTGATGAAATCGATAATCTTTTGAAGGATATTGAAAATATCTATAAAAGGGAGCTATGGATAAGTGTTAATATTCATCATATTTTATGTAGAATCAATAGGTTTTTAGTATATTATAAAGAGTCTATTAAAAAGAATAATATGAGGTATATAAATATATATTTTCAAGAATTTATTAATGATACTAGAAAACCAGCTATTACGGAAGAATATATAAAGTTGAAGAATGTTAAAGGCGCTATTAATCAGTACGAAGTAGCATTAAGTTTAGATTCAGAATATAGTCAGTTGATAAATATGTTGTATCATCAGATTAATGATGATTTAATTAGAATGGAAAATGTTAGTAAATTTTTAAATGGGAAAAATTCTAAGTCTAGTTTTATAAAAAAAATTTTCAAATTGTAAGTATTGATTATAATCATAAACTTTAGAGACGCAGTCATTTGACCGCGTCTTTTTTTGTTGAGAAAAAGTGGTGATGCTATTGACAGATGTGTATTGTGAAAAAAGACGATGCCTTAATAATGTGAAAGGTTGGTGTAAGGCCAATGGAATTCATATAGATCATATGTGTAAATCGTATGCGCCATCACATTCGTTAGTAAAAACAAAAACCGCAAAGGTTCATAAGGAGTGCGGTAAATATAAGCAGAATAAATGTGTTTTAAAGTAGCTAGGAGGTGAGATAGTGGCTACATTGAAAAACAAACGGCATGACAAGTTTTGTCATGAGTACATCAAGGATATGAATGCGACACAGGCCGCTATTCGCACTGGTTATTCTAAGAATACAGCTAATAGAATAGGTAGTCGCTTGTTGTCAAATGTTGACATAAAGTCAAGGGTTGCCGAGTTGCGAGAGGCCTATTTAGACGAAAATATCATGACAGCCAAACAAGTTGAGTACGAGTTAACAAGAATTGCTCTAGGACTTTCAAATGAAAAGCAAGTGGTTATTGAGGGGACTGGAGAAGGTTGTTCTGAAGCACGTATCATTGATAAACCGCCTGATGAGCGCTCTAGGTTAAAAGCACTAGAACTCATGGCTAAGCGACATCGGATTCTTAGCGGTGATACTACGATTGATGTGCAACCAGTTATCATCGTAGGTGGTGATGATATTGCCGACTAACAAAGTGTACTTACCTGATATCGTAGGCAAGGGGTACGGTGCTTTTTGGCGGTTCAAAGGCCGTTATAAAGTAGTAAAGGGCAGTCGTGCCAGTAAGAAGTCCTCCACGCAGTCTCTAAAAGTTATTATGGAGATAATGGAGAATACTTGCGTTAATTGGCTGGTGGTTCGTAAGACAGAACGGACTTTGCGTGACAGTTGTTTCGCACAGCTTAAATGGGCCATGCGCCAGTTGAAGGTGGAGCGGTACTTTAAATGTTCCGTATCTCCTCTTGAAATAACATACATACCGACAGGTCAAAAGATTCTCTTTAGAGGTCTTGATGATCCATTAAAAGTAACATCCATTACGGTTGAAGTTGGGGCTCTGTGTAGGCTCTGGATTGAAGAAGCTTACGAGATTATGAGCGAAGATGCATTCAACAGATTGGATGAATCTATTCGTGGTCAGTTGCCTAATGGGATGTATCACCAGGTGGTCTTAACATTTAATCCGTGGACAGATAGGCACTGGTTAAAGAAACGCTTCTTTGATGAGCCTAGCGAAAATGTATTAGCCTTAACTACTAACTATATGTGTAATGAGTTCCTGGGTGAATCAGACTTAGCACTGTTTGAGGAAATGAAAAAGAATCCTAAGCGGTATAAAGTAGCTGGCTTGGGTGAGTGGGGGGTAGTTGATGGTCTTGTATACGAAAACTGGAAGGAACAAGATTTCAGTATTGATGAAGTACGCAAGTTACCAGGGGTAAAAGCTATATTTGGCTTGGATTTTGGTTATACTACAGACCCGACAGCTCTCTTTTGTGGTGTCGTTGATGCTGCAGAACGTCGACTGTATGTATTTGATGAACTCTATGAACGAGCTCTCACTAACAGAGCGATAGCTGAACGAGTACAACGCTTGGGATATGCAAAAGAAGCAATCATTGCTGATTGTGCCGAGCCTAAAAGTATTACAGAGCTGAGAGAATTTGGATTGACTCGAACTCGGGCATCTAAAAAAGGCGCAGATAGTATTCTGAATGGTGTGCAGCGCATCCAGGACTATGAAATTATAGTACACCCTAGATGTGTTAATTTCCTTACTGAGATTAGCCAGTATCAATGGGGGAAAGATAGATTTGGTAAGTATACCGGCAAGCCAGAAGATGATAATAACCATTTAATGGATGCTATGAGGTATGCATTTGAGAAATTTGCTGTGGTTAAAACAGGCCAAGTTGATATTTATTAGGAGGCTTATATATGGCTGTTATGTCAAATCCAAGAGATAGCGAATATGAATTATTGCATGACGCTTATTATGGCACAGGCATGTTCGCTAATGGTGGTGCATTACCTAAATATTCTCGTGAAAGCTCACAGAATTATAAGTACCGCCAAAAACTTTCATATTATTTAAACCATACAGGGCCGATACTCAATGCTAGTGTCGACCCTATTTTTAAAGATGAAATATCACGCGACTACAATAAAAGCGAACTTTTTGCTTCATTCTTGGAGAACGTAGATCGATTAGGAACGTCGCTCCAAGAATTTATGCGTTTTAATGCAACTCAAGCAAAATTGTATGGTGTTATGTATATCATTGTCGATAACGTAACAGAGTTTGGTGAAACAATGGCCGATGTGATCTCTAAACGCCAATTCCCTTACCTATATGCAGTTGAGCCGAAGTGCGTATATAATTGGCGGATTAGCGATGCAGGCGAACTGGAATTATTTGCGTACACATCTCAAGTGTTCGATGAGGAAGGTAATGCAAAAACACAGTTCCATGAATGGACAAAAACATCATGGGTAATAAAAGATGAAAACAACAAAGTAATTACACAAGGTGAGCATAATATCGGTAGAATACCTGTCGTGCAATGGTTTGGACGCAGTTCAAAGAAAACAGATATATTGCCACCTCCTGAATTTCTATCTATTGCAAGAACTAACCATCAAATATATCATCAATGCTCGTTATTATCTCAAATATTAAGCATGCAAACGTTTAGTATTTTGACATTGCCTGATAACGGTCAAAATATAGCTGATATTACTCTAGGTACAAATAATGTGCTAATGTATCCGGCTGAATCAGGCCATGCTCCTGCATTTATCGCACCGGATATTGGACCAGCACAAATTCTGATACAAACAATTAAAACCCTTACAGACGATATGTACCGATTGTCAGGAATTAACTCAGTAATAGGTGTGCAAGAGTCAAAAAGCGGTGTAGCTAAGCAATGGGATTTTGAACGAACCAACCAACGGCTGGCTGACTTCTCCGTGCAGTGTGAAAACGCAGAATATGACATCATTGATTTATATGAATTATGGACCGACGAAAATATCGGTTATAAATGTGATTATCCTCGCAACTTTAAAATTAATGACGTAGCCGATGTTATCGCTCAATCTCAATCTGTACTTGATTTAAACCTTGGCAGTAACACTTTGAAGGTCGAAACAGGTAAAAAGGTATTAGACAGCTATGTACCTAATCTCGAGCCAAAAGAGTACGACAAAATTATTGATGAAATTGAAGAAGCTGTTCAACAACAAGAACAGGATCTAGCATATCATGATGAAGGGAACGAAGTAGATGAGGACGCAGAAGGAGATAGACAAGGCGATAACCAACTTCGAGGCAGAGATAAAGAAACTCCTTGAATTAGGTTATAGTCCTAAACAAGCTGTTAAAAAGGCTTATGAGGCATATCCTGTTATGCAGCTGATGAAACCTACATTACAAACTGATTTAACGAACTCGTTCATAGCTGGGTATGGCGATGATGTTCCGTATAGCACTAAAAGTATTTCAATGGCAATGGCTGAAAGCTGGGCGGCTGATAACTTAACATTATCTAGTCGCCTTTATGGCCGTTCTAAGGCTATTAAACAAAGCATTGCGGATACTTTGACGCAAGCGTTTAAAACCAATAAGGCTGTACGAGATACTGCAAAATCAATCTTCGATGGGTATGGCAATGGTGGTATTATTCCGGAAGCCTCTTTACCTAAATTTATTAATGATCTTACGAAGCTCAATATAACTGGTAGCAGTACACCGGAAGCTAAGCAACTACAACGCAAGGTGCTACGTAGTGTTCGTGATAAAGTATCAAGGCTCACTACTCCAGGTGTTAGGGCTGCATATACTGAATTAACCCATGCTATTGATAAGGGAAACGAGGAACGAATCAATAAAGCGTTAGAAACTGCTGTTCAAGAAAAAACACGCTATAATGCTGAACGTATAGCACGAACAGAAAATGCAAGGGCTTATGCTGACGGTCAAATAAATAGGTACATGAACGATGATGATATTGTAGCCTATAAATGGCGGTTAGCTGCAAGGCACCCTCGCTTCGATATTTGCGACTTTTATGCTAATGCTGATTTATATGGGTTAGGCAAGGGGGTATATCCTAAAGATAAGTTACCGCCCTTGCCTGCTCACCCTCATTGCATGTGCCATATTCAACCATTAACAGAATTAGATATTCAAGAGAATAAGCAGCACAAGGGAATAAATCAAGCTGGCTTGGATTATATTCAAACACTAACTAAACCAAATCAGGAAGTGTTACTCGGTGTAAATGGTCGAAATACTGTATTGAGTGGCAAAGGATCTTGGCAAGACTTTGCAAGAGGCTGGACGTCTGATATATTCAATGCAAGGGTTCCTGCTATGTTACAGGAAATGCCTAAACATACTATAAAATTGCACCCTCCTAAGGGCAGTCATATGAACTCAGATTATATTATTGATACTAAAGTTATAAACAACAAAGCGTATCGTGATAAATATAACGAATTAGGCTATTCAGAAGATATAACTAGGCTGATATTTTCAGAATGTATAGCGTGCTTAAATGCTGCAAATGGCTATAATCGAGAACGTGGCATAATGATTGATTTAGCAACTAAAAAAGCTGGCAAAGAAAATATCGGTGAAATAGGTTCTAATAATGTAGGAATTTATTTCCCTAATAATGATAAAACGCCAATAAATCAGTATGTAGTGATACATAATCACCCTAAGAACATCACCTTTTCTACCACTGATATTAAAGGCTATCTAACAAATAAATGTGTACATAGTGCTGTGTTGGTGGACAGTTTAGGTAGGATATATCAAATCAAGAATATTAACAGAAATATTAATGAACATGATGTTGTAAAGTACGCTGATACTATGTATAATGAACTCAAAAGGTATAATACTACATCGAAAGCAATGTCTAAGGTTATTAATTTATTAGTCAAAGAGGGGGTGTTCGAATATGAAGAAAAATAAAGTTCCGATGTTGATTGTTGATGATAGTCAATATAAAGATGAACCGATTAATAGAGATCCCGATACTTCAATGGAGATAAGCGAAGAATTACAAGCTAGGTTAGACGAAATTAGAAAACAATTTAATTTTTAAGCACATACATAATCGTATGTGCTTTTTTACGCCCTTTCATGTGTGATGATTGGGCGTATTTTTATTGGTGCAATTAGGCGGAGGCCTGTTGCGCCTTTTTTATTTTCATGTTTTACGGAGGTTTACACATGAACATTGCAGAAGTTTATCAAGCACTCGAACAATTGGAAAATGGCAAGGATCTTATCGACGCTATTAAAGGTGAAACATCTCGCCTCAATAACGAAGCTAAGACAACACGAGAAAAGCTACAAGGTCAAATTACTACGTTAACCGGTGAACGTGATACGCTTTCAACTCGTGTTAGTGAATTAGAGAAACAAGCAGGGGCTGGTTCTAACTCGCCAGAGTACAAACAGCTTGAAAAGCAATTAAAAGCTATGAGCGACAAGTTCGAGCAAGCAGAAACTAAGGCAAAAGAAGCAGAAGCCAAACGAATTCAATCTGAAATTATGGCGCAAACATTGGACGCTTTCACAAAGGCTAATGCGGTTGATCCGCAGGAGTTTGCACGATTAGTTGCCAATGACATTAAAGTTCAGGACGATGGTACTTATGGCTATCAAAAAGAAGATGGCACTATCGGTACTATTCAAGACCGAACCGCAGAATGGTTGCAAGGTAAATCTTGGGCCGTTAAAGCGACTGGCAATCCAGGTAGCGGACAAGGTGGTACAGGTGGCAATGGTCCTGATGCAATTAAGGCTGAATTCGCTAAGGCTGTAGGCATTGAAATGTAATTTTTTTGATTATTGGAGGTCAATTACATGGCAGTTAATACATTACAATACTCTCAACAGTTTCAAACTGTACTCGACCAACAAATGTTAGTTGGTTCCACTACTGGCTTTATGGAAGTTAACGCAGGTCAAGTCAAATACGATGGCGGTGATACTGTTTATATTCCTGAAATTAGCATGCAAGGTATGGCGAAATATGATCGCGATGAAGGCTTCAATCGTGGTTCCGTTACTTTGAAATTTAACCCTTACAAAATGACACAAGACCGTGGCCGTACATTCTCTCTCGACTCTATGGACGTAAACGAAACAAACTTCGTTGCAACTGCTGGCACTGTTATGGGTGAATTTCAACGTACACAAGTTATTCCTGAAGTTGATAGCTATCGTTATTCTAAAATTGCTGCATTAGCAACTGCAGAAAATAAAGTAACAACTGGTTATACACCTGCTGTTGCTGATATTCTCGATAAATTGGACGCAGAAATTACAGACATTCAAGACATAATCGGTGAAGATGAAGCACTTATCATCTGTATGTCTACTAAGTTACGTTCTATCTTGAATAATGCAGATAAATTCCATAAATATTTGGACGTAGCTCAATTTAAAGCTGGTGCAATTAACACTAAAGTTCGTTCTTTTAACGATATTCCTATTATTGGTGTACCTTCATCTCGTTTAAAAACGCAATACGTATTCAATGATGGCAAAACTACTGGTCAAGAGGCTGGTGGCTTTAAAGCCGATACAGCTGCAAAAGCCATTAACTGGATTATCATGCCTCAACGTGCACCTATTGCTGTATCCAAAACAGATAAAGTACGTGTATTTACTCCAGATGTTAACCAAAAAGCAGACGCTTGGAAAATCGACTATCGTAAATACCATGACTTATGGATTCCTAAAAATCGATTAGCTGCAATTCATGTTAACGTTGGTGCGTAAGGTAGGTGGATAATATGGCACGTCTTGTACGATTAAACGAAGTACAATATGTAAGTGAAGAATATGATATTAAGCGCTTGCAAGATGAGGGCTTTACAATTGAAGAATTGGAGCCTGTCAAAGATAATGAAACGCCAAAACGTAGCGGTAAAAAATCCGATAAAGAGGCCTAATCATGTTACCGAAAGAGGTGTTCGAACGACGGCTCAGACAAGCTGTTAAGTCGAGCACCTTTATGGTGCAAAATGAAGCACAACAAAAGCATGATTTTATAACTCGTACCGCTCAATTGGAAAGGGCTGTCGATACAAAATTTAGTTTTGATAATGGCAATAATATTGGGGTAGTGTACATTGACAATCAGGTAGCACCTTATGGAATATTCGTTCATCAAGGCACAAAACCTCATATTATTAAGCCTAAAACTAAACGTGCATTGCGTTGGGTTCCGATGGCTGGAAATAGCTTTTTCTTCGCGAAGGAAGTTCACCACCCAGGGACCAAATCAGACCCATTCTTATATGAAGCGTTGGAAAGAAAACGTAATGATGTATTTGATACTTTTTCAAAAGCCACTGGGCTTGCTATTAATGATCTATCGAATAGCGATTGGCTTGGTGATAAAGAAAAAGAAATTCGAATAGATATTTAGAGGTGTAACAATGCTATATGAATACGAAGAAATGCAATTCACCGATGAGCTGTTAGGCAAAGAGGTTTTACCTCAACATGTAGAACGTGCAGAAAAAGCATTATATGCTTTTGCAAAGCGTCTTGGTGTATTAGAAGGCGATATTGTAAGGGGGTATCTAGTCGATGAATTGGTACAACTATATATATATCGCTTTGTGTGCGTTGACAAGGCTTATGCGTTGCCAGGTGCATATACTCGCGACGGCTCAACAGATGATTTTTACAGCAAAAAACTGCAATATATCGATGAACGTATAACAATGTGTGAAAAGCAAATTACACCGGAAGAGTTAACAGGCGACCCTACTAAATATGCTAGGTATCGAACTGTAGAAATTTTTAGGGGGTAATATGTGGCTCGAACTCATGCAACACATTAAACGTGTAATTGATAGCCACGGAACAGGTTTTAATGTTATTCTTGGGGCTATGAGGCCACAAGCTGCAAATATCGATGCGAATGGCGTAATTATGGTGATTAGGGGAGAAACAACGCCGGGAGATAATGCCATTCAATCTGAATTGCAACAAGAGTTATACATTGAAGTATGGGGGCGGAATGACGACCCTGATATGAACGTAGGTTATAAAGTTATCGCTCAGTTCGAGGATACTTTCGAGGCGATTATGAATAATCTTCGTAATTCATGTGGCAGATTAGTTCCGGAAGCATGTATCTTGCAAGATAGCGGTTATCAAATCATCGATATTAAATGTACAAGTAAAGTAGGCGACCATGATTCAGTACGGCCATTGATTGGCACACAGTACAGGTTTGTGGCTCGCCTTATTAATTTAAATGAAGAAACAAACGGAGGTATCTACTAATGCCAGCTCAACCAGCTACAGCAAAAAAACTTTATAAACCGCAACAGGCTGCAATGCCTACTGCCGGTAAAAATTATTTGATCTATGTTAATGTTGGCACCGATGAAACAACAGGTGCTGAATGGCTTTTGTTAGGCGGACAGCGTACAAGTGATGTATCTCGTAAGGCTGATAGCATCGATGCATCTCATAAAGGCACTGACGGCTGGAAGGCCACAATCCCAGGCCTTAAAGAGTGGTCCATCGACCTTGAAACATTGCTTATGCCTAATGAAGAATCATTGAAATTGTTAGATGAAGCTTTCTTGAACGATGATCTTATCAATATTAAAATTGAATATCCTAACAAATCATATATGACAGGTACTTGCTCCATCACAGAATTGTCTATGAACACACCACATGACGATGTGGCAACGTATAAAGGCAGCTTGAATGGCGTAGGTCCATTGTCCAAATTAAAACAACCATAATTTATAGTTAATTTAAGGAGTGCGCACTCATGAAAAAAATCACATGTGATGTATTTAATACTGGCGAGACAATTTATTTTACGATTGGTCGAATTGCTGAACTTGAACAGCTATGGGGTGAACCTATTTTTAAAGCAGTTCAAGCTGGGGCAATGACATTCCAACAATTAATCACTGCATTTGTTGTCGGAATGAAGCACGAAGGTCGTAAACGCGATTATATTTACTACCAAGAAAAGCTACAACAATTATTCGATGAAGGCGAGGTTCAATATTTAGAACTTGTACAGTTAATTGTAAAAGCATTAATCGGTAGTGGTGTATTTGGTAAGGCTGCGTACTATGCATCATTTCCTGAAGAAGCTGACGAAAAAGCACAATCTGAGGTAGAAGCAGAGGAAGCAGAAGCAAAAAACT